GTAAATGTCCCATTTGTTTACACGTTCCTTTTATCGGTTTAAGTTTTGCGAACTCTTCTGATTCGTAAAAGTCGTGGACCATGTTTCGCGATTCGAGTTCTGTTATGTTGAACATATCTTTATAAACATACTGGTACTTTTTTGATGTAGGCATTTTGTAACCACGGAACTTAGCCATAGGTTTAACGAACGAGACGAGAACTTCGTCGATATCAATAGCAACTCTTTTCATTTAAATTATACTAGTAAAAAATTTCTAAGTGTGTTTTTTGTGTTTGAACTTTTTATTCAGGTATAGTAGAGAATGGCGGATAAAATACCCGTCGTCGACTATAGCCGAATGGAACGACTCAAACCTCCAGAAAACACAGTTATACCTTTAAATATGAATACACTTTGTTTGTTTTTAATAATTGCGACCGTTATTGGTTTGTATAAACGCCACGTCGATATTAGTCAAGACCGCGAACGACGTCGTATTTGACACACTCTTCGGGGTTTAAGTATATGTCACGTTTCATGAGTTTCTTAAGTTGTTTATCTGGAATAGACGTCTTTTCCAGGTACGTTTTCTTAACCATATCCATGAGTTTATCACACATTTTCATTTCATCCTTAACTTCCTCGTATTTTCCCCAAAACCCGGTCGTTGATATTTGGTGTATGAGAACGTGTGCGTTCTTACCGATACGACGTTCATGTCCTCCCAAAAGGAGGAATGTTGCTGCTGAACCACACTCACCCTGTGCGATCGTGATAACTTTAACACGAGACTTTTCGAGTATGTTCATTGCACTCAGACCCGCGAACAAATCGCCTCCACCGCTACATATGTGTATACGTATAACAGGTTCGTATCCTATAAGTTCCGCCTTTTGTTTAAGAAGTTTGATTTCGAGTTTCTTAAACTCTTCTACAAATTCGAGAATATCTTCGTCAGTGATTTCTCCGTAATATAATATTTCATTACCAATAACGCGAGTGATTTTAAAGTCTTCTTCGTCATCCGTGTTAGTGGTTGTAGTCATTTAATATGATTTAAATTGTTATTTCTTCTTTAATCAACTTTTTTATTTTTGTGACTTCACGTTGTTTAAGTTTATTATGTATAGCTAAATGATTCATTACATCAAAATCTTGGGGTGTTAAATTGTATTTTTTAAAATGTGAAACATCCCCTTTCTTTGCATATTCTCTTAAAAGCATAAATTCACCTTGACCCATTTTTATAGGGGACCTAACTTGTATACTTTTGATCTTTTGTTGTCGCATTTTTTCGTTTCCATATTTAGTCCAGAATCTCCCGGGGCGTACATTTTCAGGGTCAATTTTTTTTTCGAAATAACATTTTGGTATTTTTATAGCGTGTAATATGAAATAAGGCATTATATCCCAATCTCCGTTGTATATTTCCGTATCAAAATCATCTGCTCGCGATAAAGCGCATGTTATTTTGTCATACCCCTCTGATATTGCATCTGGGTAATTTTCCTGTATGATCGACCAAATATGACCGTGTTCGTGAATACAGTTTGATATATCTATGTCACTCGAATTACATAAAATATCAGTAACAATTTCTTTTGGTGTTTTGAAAATATCCTTATCATCAGATGGGAAATCTAAATAGTGTAAGAAATTGTGAATATTACCTTTACATTTATGCGCAGCTAATGAACTATTAATATGTTTTGGTCTAAGATTCATTATTTTATCTGGTTTTAATCTCTGTATGATCAGAGTTGTGAAATTTTCCATGAAATAAACACTTTTTGATGTGACTATTAATTGTTTACCTGTAACATTATTACCTTCTGAAACTGATTCCACAATATTTTTATATGCATGTAAGTCTGAATCGTAATCTTCTATATATGCATGCATATTTGATTTTTTTATTGTACTCAAAAATATATCCTTTTTACGCATCGGTTCATCCCATATTTCTATACTATTCGTTTCTTCCAAAACATTTTTCAGGATAAATGTTTTACCGCACCCCGCCGGTCCACATAAAAAAATATTTTTACCCTCGTCTAAACACCGTTTTACATTGTTAATTTCATTATCGCGTAATGATATTTCTTGTTTCTTTTTTTGTTTTTTTATAGTAACAAAGGAATCCATATGTCAGATGACGATGACGACCTTACTAATCAAGCACTAGATTTAGTTTTGAATAATGACGCACTTCAAAAACGTGTTATAGATCCTATGAAAAGGAAACTACTTCCTTATGTTATGTGTATTGGATTCTTTAACTTAGCACTTTTTGTTATGGTTGCTTATCTTTCGAATCGTCTTTCGGTGATTCTGTGATAATTTTTTCTAATATCGATTTACGTTTATCTGATTCCGTTTCTAATTCTTTAGCCTCTTCCTCTTCTTCCAAAGGCGGTGTTTCGGTAACAACTTCCATTAATTCTGTTCTACGGCGTAATTCGTTCATTAAATCACCTTTCATACTTACGAGACCTTTACCTTTTAAATCTGAAATTTCATTCATACGTTGTTGTTTTCCCTCGATATCTGCTTTTATAGTTTTTTTAACTGCTTTAGCATTACCTCTAATAGTTTCGAGTTCGTTTTTTAATTCGCGCTTTGCTGTTCCAGTAACTGCATCTTTCAGTTTAGTTATAATAGTATTTTCTGCTATAGCCTTGAAAGGTGTTATGGGTTGGATATGCATAATCTCTGGTTTGAAGAATGCATTATCATCTGGGAACTCTTTTTCAAACGCATCTATAATATATTTAGGGACGTTCGGTGACTGTTCTATTAATCTATCGTATTCAGCACGCATATTTTCAATCATATTTGTACCATTTTGTGTTCTTTCTGTTAAGGGTAATGTTAATTCGAGTCGAATTGTTCTTGAAACTTTACCGTATTGTACAGAAGCGACGCGGTGACCTTCCATGAGTTCATTTATTTTTAAAAATTGCATGATGGTCGTTGCTATCGCAGTAAGAAGATTCAGACCACCGATTGCAGATGGAACGAATGGTTGTACTGTTGGTGGAAATGTTTCTTGTGCAAAGTTTGCCGTACCTGTAATAGTACTTACTATGATAAGTGGTATCGTAAATTTCATACTTTGATTTTTGTATGAACAATATGCTTGGTAATGCATATATCTATAACACGCAGCAGCTTCGCCCCATGATTTAAGAATTTTCTCCTGTTGAGAGTGCCATATCTTAGGCAGTTTCTTTTCTTCGTTCATACTAATAGATATGAACATTATATTTTTTATCCACTTGGTTTTTTTCGTTACAATGCTTGTAATACCATTTACAAAAAATAAACAAAACCTGGAATTTTACTCACTTCTGGTACCATTTATATTTTTTCATTGGTCAGTTAACGATGATACATGTGCCTTGACGCAACTTGAAATGGCTATAACCGGTGAAGATAAAGATAAAACATTTTTTGGAAAAGTTATAGGTCCAATATATGTTATGGATGATACAGCACAAAACAATATGATAAAAAGTGGTTTGTTTTTTCTTTGGTTGATAGTTCAATATAGATTAGAAAGAATAGATCTCACACCACTTAAAACCCTGCTTGTTAAGAAATAATATTTGTATATAAAAATGAAGATTAAGACTAAACAAAAATTGTTAGGTTTTGCATTAGTTATACTTGCGGTTATTATAATTTATCAAGTACGTAATCCAATTGTAAAAAAAGAAAAAGTCCCAGTTCGTGTTCCAGTTCAAGTTCCAGTAGAGATACCAATGGAAAAAGAATATAGAAGTCCACCAATTAAAGAATATAAACCCGGACATATTCAACAAATGGGTGTTCTTGTCGGTGATAATGATGAAGAAACTTTACCGATATATGGAAAAGAAGTAAGAGGTCGACGCGATAGGTACAATTATTATACCACATCTCCAGGTAATCAGTTATATTCACTTCCTATAACTATAGATGATAGAGATTGTATGGATGATATTGGATGTCAAGAATTATACGGTAATGAGTCCGTATCTGTTCTCGGTCAAAATGGTTCTTTCCAGGCTAAATTATATAGAACCGATAATTTTTTCTAAGTACATTATAAATGGCTGAAACGTACGATAATACTACATTAATACAAAGAATTTTCAGTTGTGTATGCTGTTTCATAGTATCAATGAAACTTTTTAGTTTCCCTTTTAAACCACCACCCATTTTGATGGGAATATTACTCTCGTGTGTTTCGTGGTGCTTTTGTTCTTATTTAATAACCATGGATACGAAAAAACGATTTGCTAAGAAAGAAGAACCTGAAGAAGAGTGATTTTGATGATTGATTATATATTTCAATCTTAAAAATCACGTATTTATTTGAAAACTAAACCGTATTTTTTTGTTATTATTTTTTTAGCACTTTCTAATTCGGGATGACTCCATAAGAGCCAACGAGACCAAAACCCCGCGGTATAAAAACCTGATTTACCCCAGTTTTCTTTATCGCTTTTAGTAACATCGAGCATATTTAAATGAACGAGTTTAGGATCTATCTGTTTTTGTACCATATAAGGAACGTAACCACCGTGTCGAGTTACGTATGAACGCATACGAAACGGATTTTTGTGTTTCGTATAGTCCGAGTATCCTTTTGCACCAAAGTCAACGACTTTCCCATTTTCAAATGTAACTCTATACTTTTTATCAAAACGCGGACTTTTTCGTAAACGAACGTGCATTTATTATTACTTAATATATTTTTCGCCGCGAAGTTTTCTTTTTACCAATACAATTCCTAATGCAAGTGATATTAACCATGCCTGAAACTCTGATATACCATAAGGTTCTTCGATCATAAACATACTTTATTATATACAATTATAGTTTATTTTGTAATCTAACGAGGGTGTAATGGTGATATAAATGAATGGACGCTAATGCGAGTGATATGTAAACGCCTGGACTTCTTCTAATTTTTTTGTTTAGGAGTATAAGTAATACGAGAAATATAACAGTTAGGGTTGGTAATGCAAATAAAGCTTTTTGTGTATCGGTTAATCTGGGATCGTTATTCATTGTTATAATATATCAAGAATATATTTCCATATACAGAATAATTCTATCCTCGTCTGACTGATTTTCTGCCCAATGTTTTTTACGAGCATTCATAATAATATGTTTCCCATTTTCTTCTGTTATGTCACCCATTTCTGAATGGTGTAATATACACTTTTCGGGACACTTTATTCCTAAATGGTACGTGAATATATACTTTTCGCCTACCTCGTCTATGTGTTCTTTTAGAGTAACACCACCTTTCATGAGCGAAAATCCTGCAACGTGTATTCCCTTTATTTGTGAAAGTATAGCAAATGACTTGGGACATATTGCACAATTACCTGGTACAGGGTTACCGTCCCAAATAAGAGGCCAACTAATCCATTTATCAAAAACGTGATCCTGTCCTCCTTTGAGCCAACCGTGATTACCTTTTCTATATAAAGAAACAACTTCTTGTAAATGTTTTGATCCTACCCATTCACCTTCCAATCTAGGTTCATCACGTATGAATGTATTAGGTATTTTTTCGAATTCTTCCTGTAACACATGCACGTGATTTTTTAATTCTTTCAAGTGCATTTGTTATTGTATACTAATTTTTAAAGATGTTTTCTACACACGGCTTTATACATTTCCTTACCCCCTATTAAATTTTTACCTTCGTAATCGACTATACGTTTTGTAAATGGTCCATGGGTTCCATCCATACATTCCATACACATAGCCGTTATTTTGAAAACTTTATCGGCGAGTGGGATACAATCTATAATTTCACCGAATTTCTCCTGTTTATAATCACCGTCTAAACCTGCTAAGAGTATAGTTTTATTGTCCATGAGTACCTTTTCAACGAATGGTTTTAGACCCGAAAAGAACTGTGCTTCGTCTACCGCGACAATGTCAACTTCGCTGTAATCTACGTCTTCTAGATTACTAACTTTTAAACATTCGAATTTTGAATTATCGTGTGTTTTTAAAACTTCATCACTTGATCTCGTATCGAGACTTGAATTTAATACGAGAATACGTTTTCCTATAACCTTGTACCTTTTTAAACGTCGTATAAGTTCGGTTGTTTTTCCCGAAAACATGTTACCCATAATAATTTTCAAACTCATGATCTATTTTAGTATGAAATGTTACTTTTAAATATATTTCTCAGCATACTATAAAATATGCAATTATTTATTATACTTTTAGTTTCTCTTATAGTTAATATAATAATAGGTTATCACGCTTCGTATAAAAGAAATATTAAGGAAGGTGAAAATGTTTATGATATCGGGTTTGACGCGTTACCAAATTTAGAAAAGTATCATAAATTAGGTGATTATATATTGATCGTTCCTTTTTTATTTGTTCTTTTTTCTTGGAATTCGTGGACACGAACTAAAAAGGGTAATTATTTATCGATGTTAATTCTTATGTTTTCATTTAGAGCATTGAGTAATTATGTTACGACCATTCCTTCATCTAAAGAATGTGAATTAAAACCCCCTTTTGGTTTTTGTAACGATTATATATTTTCCGGACACAGTGCTTTTAATATAGTGTCGTCATATCACATAGGATCACCTTTATGGCCGGTTTGGCCGGCGGTTACATCCCTGTTTTCTATTGCCTCAAGAGAACATTATTCAGTGGACGTTGTTATTGCATGGATTATTTTTGCTGCAATGAAATCTAAATTATAATGTATATCTAAAATATATGGAATTCAATACGTACGTTATAAATTTGGATGAGCAAAAGAAGCGTTATGCAGCTCAAGAGAAAAAATTAAACGATGTTGGTATATATCCAATACGTATACCTGGTAATTATAGAAAAGACGTGTCTAAAAGTATATACGACAAACACTTTCATTCATTTTATAAAAATTCCATGCCTGATTCGGTTATCGGAGCAACATCGAGTCATTTAAAAGCCTTTCAATATTTTTTAGATAACGATACAAATGAAGTCGCGTTAATACTCGAGGACGATGCGTATCCACTTTTTGATAATGTTATGTACTTACGCGATAAACTTAATAACCGAGATTGGGATATGTTACTTTTACATTGCGACGGTTTATGTTCAAATAAATGGACGAGACCTAATATTTTTACAGGGTCTGTTGCGGCTTATTTTATAACACGTGAAGGAGCACAAAAAATATTGAATCATAAATTTAGAACGTATTTAGATATTGATACAAACAATGTTAAAAATTTAAAAAAACGTGTCGATAAAAAAAGTTCATTTTGGGCAGATGAAGAAGGTATTATGAGTGGAGAAAAGGGTGTTTCTAGAGATGATTCAGATACTACGTGTCTATCTGTAGTTAAATTTGTGTCTCCGTTTATTATAAATAGAGGTGAAAAAACATTGTGTCACGTTAAAAATTATAAAGCGTTTAAAATACCCTATATAGAAAGAAACGTAACAGTTAGTGAAATATTTTTAATGTTATGTATTTTATCACTTTTAATTGTAATAAAGAAATCGGTTTATAAATAAATAAAAATGTCTGAAACAACTCTCCAAATTAAACGATTAACACTCGATGCTATTTTACCGACACGCGCATCCCCGGGTTCCGTAGGTTATGACCTGTATAGTTTAAACGATATGGTTATCCAACCAAGTTCGCGAGAAATTGTTAGTACGGGTATATGCGCAACTGTACCGTCTGGGTGTTATGGACGCATCGCACCAAGGTCGGGTTTATCTGTAAAATATGGAATTCACGTTGGTGCCGGTGTCATTGACCCTGATTATACCGGTGAATTGAAAGTTAACTTATTTAATCTCGGGACTATTCCTTACGAAATTAAACAAGGTGAAAGAATTGCTCAATTAATTCTAGAAAAGTGTATGACACCTTTTGTACAAGAAGTGAATGAATTAAAACCAACCATGCGTGCTAATCGCGGCTTTGGTTCGACGGGTACTTTATAAAATTTTATTTTCGTTTTAGTTACCAAACGCGACACCACCCATACCATTCTTAATCCTGAGAATGTTATAGTTGACCGCATACGCTCTAATCATAGCAACATCAGTATCTGTAATTGAACCACTAATTGTTATTTTAGCATTATCAATACGCGAAAAGTTTAAGCTTCCGGTTGGTTGAGACTTGTTCATGGTAAGACACATTGGCCATGTATATATCTGTTCGGAGTCGATTGTACTATTAAGTATAGAGCAGTGTCTCGATGGAACGACATTTCTATGGTACTCGCCTGACATATTTTCGAAGAGTGGTGTTCCGTTAATAAACATGGACGCGGATGGGAAACTATACGCGGTAGTGTTTTTGCCACCAGCTGCTATGTGAACGGCCTTTACTGGGTGATTAAAGTATGTAAGATCGATGGACTTGTCCGCTTCAGTCATTGGTTGATATTGAGTTTGTGTGATGAGAAGTTCGTGTTCTTGTTGCGAAAAGAATTCTCGTTCCTCTGTGTCGAGGAATATATAAGAACCGTACACTTTTGGTGAAGATCCCACATCAAAAGTACCATTTCTGCACTTGACACGAACTTCAACTTCGTGATATTGAAGACCGACAAGTGGGAGAGATTTAGTCCAGTCTTCGCTAAAAAAGAATGGAATCATGTAACTTCCTGTAGAGGCATTATCACCTGTATCCTGGGTAGTTACGGCACACGTCGCTTTCGCTTGCGATTCGTTATAAAGAGAGTTATGGATAGTGTTGATGTAAAGAGAATCCAATCTACACACTTCTTGACCACCGATCCACAAAGAGAATTCGGTTGGCGAAGTATCATTGTTTGTTCCGTTAGCCGATTTAAAAAGGGAATTGTTGTTATCGTTACTGTTGATATTAGCATTTTCAATCCAGATGTAACTTAAAAGATCACCCTTGGAACGGATTGGGATAGAAACTTCATTACTCGATTTGAACGTACCGATGTAGTCGAGACGTTCTGGTTTAATAGAAAAGTTAGTGTGACGTTTGTAGTTTTGTCTGAAAAAAGAAACTTGGGGGTCGCCTGTGATATAGACATCTTGGGCACCGACCGATACGAGGTCAATCAAAGCAGCTGACATATTTATTAATATAGTATATTAAAAAAATTGA